TGGCCTCTACCTGAAGCCAAAATAGGCTATTCTCAGGCTTTTGAAACTCTCCAAAAGTCTTTTCAAACACTTCGAAAAGCTTTGTGGCGATTCCTTGCTTTCTATGTGTATACAATACTGCTATATCATAGACATATGGTAATTCATGTTTAATCTTACCAATTAAAAATCCAACTACTGTTCCGTTGTCTTCTGCTACCCAAGTTTGCCCTTTCTCTGCCTGTGACATAAGTAACAGTTCAGGAGTGGGCCATTCGTGTGATAATTGGTCGATTATAAAGATTTGCTTAAAGTCTTCGTCTGTATACTTGCGTATAAGCATGTTACTGCCTTGGCTTTCTCGCGTCGGCCTCTAGCTTGTCTACCTTCTTACCGAAAGTGGGGTCTGTCAGAAGCAATCTCTTGTAATCATCGGATGGCATCGCATTGAGTGCAGCCAGTCCCGTTAAGACAGTCTTTGAACCGTCTGGTTGACGTAGCTCGTATACAATGTCGCTTCCGGCTCTAGGAGATGTGCCTACGTCTGAAGCACTCGCTCTGGTTAGCCCTGTGGCAACCCTTACGGCTATCGGCTCGGTTACAGGAGTTGGTATAATGACTTCTACAGGAACTACAGGAACTACCGCAACCGGCTCTACAACAACTGGCACAGGTTCGTGGCGAGTTGGTGCTTCTACGATTGCGTCATGTAGTTTGAGCGTGTCATACGCCTTCTGAAAGTTACTTTTTACAGGAGCTAGATCGTATCTCAGCATCCAAGAAGTCATAGCTTCCCAGTTCTCTTTGCATTTAAAGTATTTGGGATTGTCAGCTACAAACGAATCGGCCTCAACCTTTGCGCGAAGTCTGATATTGTCTTGCTGTACATCCCTGATTGTCTCTCCAAACTGCTTTAGCGACCCGCCAATAGAAGCTTCTAACAGTGTCGAAGTGGCCTCAAGTGCTGTAGTCGGGTCTAATAGCTTACGTGAAATGTCATAACGTTCATCATTCGTCAGTTCACGCGGCTTAAATTCGATTGGTGTAGGGAATCTTGGTGCCTCTTCTGGAATCGTTTCATTGTCCACAATTCCCATTCTGTTCTTGCGTGTCTCACTTCTCAACTTACGGATAAGCAATACGTTCTGCTCTCGTAGTTTAGTTGCTAACTCTTCGTGAGTTCTATATTTGATTACCTGCAAGCCGCCTATCGGTCCCCCATTTTCATCTTCCGGCTGAAATTCGTACTTCAGTTCGGGCAACTCTGGTATAACTTCTACTACAGGAACTTCTACAGGAACTACCTGCTCAATAACTTCGCTTACTTCACTCATAGTAGCGTCTCCTCTACGCTTGGGTCATACCCGTCTAAGTCTAATGCGGCTGCTGAATCTATCGGTGTTTGGTCTAACTTAGTGCTGGTCACCAAATCGGTAACCTCTTGGTCAATACGCTTAATCAGCATTGTGTAAAACTGTGCAGCAACCTTAGCATGTCTGTGCGCTCGTAAAACCTCTTCATCTTTTTCTTTGTTTATCCACGATACGACAAATTGATCTACCACAGACTTAGCTAACTTCTGAAATACCTTGAAGCCGGGATGGTAAACAATACCGGCTAAGTCTGCTACCTCTTGGTGGTTTAGCTGCATGTCTGGGTCATATGTCTTGAAGTCCAAGTCTTCCATATTATTCTTCCTTTACAATACGAAACGAACGTACTTTCGGAAAAATAGGTTTATGGTCTGGACCTTCGAGATAATAGCCTTCTGGTAAGTAAAAAAACTTCTCTTCTTCAACTACCTCTTTAAAATTTTCAAACACTTCTTCTAGTTTTACCATTTCCCCTCCCAAGGATGTAACTGAACGGTTACTTGTTGAAAAGTAACCGCTCGGTGTCTTTATTCTGGTGTTGGTTCTTCTTCCCCGCCCTCTAATCCACCCGGATTAGGAGTACCCTCTTCAGCCTCTGACTTGACGCTGTTAAGAGTCGTGCCCACAATTATGTCTTTCTGAATTCTCTGTTGAGCCGCTTCGTTCTGTAATTGCGACTTCTGTTGAGCGTTCTGTTGGCTCAATGCCGATGATGTTGCTGCTTTGGTCTGTTGCTGTGCAGCTTGAGACTTGGCTTGCTGTGCAGCTATCATCTTAGGCGTAAGTGGCTTCACAATGTCATTGAAGTTCTTCCACTCTGAAGCTTCCATCCACATCTTGAGAATTTCTTTGAAGTCAATGTACTCTTCATTAATCTCTGCAAGATTCTGTTGAATTGTCGGGTTCTCAAAAATCTGAGTAATCAAAGTCATTGACTGACTCATAGTTCTCTTAGCAGCTAGACTTGCTCCTGCAAGAACCTCATACTCGATCTGCGCGTCATGGAACGACTGCATATCTACTTCAAAATCCTTGCCCTTCTCTTCACCGAGTATTGCGAAAATCTCAGCATCAGAGAAATAAGTAAACACCAGCATATCCAAAATGTATAGCCAAGGCTTAAATACTTGCTCAATAAAGTTGTCAAGTGGTCCATCTAAACGTGTCGCACTTGCTTGTCCTAGTTGTGCCGCTCCTCCTGCTGTACGTCCCATTGAAGAACGTGGACCCGCTGAAGAACCTTGTACCAATTGCTGATCGGCTCCTGAACTACTTTCGGTAGCTTTTTCAGATTCCGATAAGGCAGACCATATATCTTGTGGAACCTTTGGGGTTTCCAGCAAGCCGTATGCTTCCTTAACGGCTGTGTCTACTGTAAGAATCTTGCCAATATTCGTTCTGATCATCTGGGTAGGAGTATTTGAATCTCTCTTACGCAGATAGATTGGGTTAACACCAAATGACAAGATTTTCAAGATAGCGTTAATCGTGCCTTGGTCTACTCTTTGGTTCTGCCCTACAATAAGTCCTAGACCCATTCCATAGAATGCCTTCGGTCTATTCCACCAATTAGCAGACAGGAACGGTAGGACGTTAAATGGGTTCTTCTGTGAGCATAGTTTACGCTTTCTGTCAATAACCAGAATCTTTCTGCGCTTGTCCCAATACTCTAAGACTTCTAACTTCCTCAGTAACAAATCTGGAGAACTCTGGACACTCATATCTTCGGCGTGATGTACAACACCTTTGACATAAGCGGCTTGGTCAGTAATCGACTGTTGCGGCATCCCCGCGTCTGTAGGCGCAATGAACCAACTCTTTAGTTCTGTCTCGCTTGGTAACGTCCATCCTTCTTTATCAGGGTGTTTGTCGGGGAGGGCTTCAATGCCTTTGATAAGGTCTTGGAGTCCGTAAAAGTCCATGTAACGCATATCAATTGCGAAGTCGGCTCTACGAATATCGCCAACACTGCAATGCGGGTCTACAAGAACCTTAGAGATTTCTCTGCTCTCGATAAACGGTCTTGGAACATACTTACGAGTTACGGTAATATCTGGGGGCGAATCATTAGGAATCGTAGTGGTGCTTTGCATTCCCGGTATGTTACCGGACTTAATCGAGTCCACAGTCGCTGTACGCTTACGTGTAATTACCTCTTTATAAGTAATCCCCCACTTCCAAATACCAGTCCCAAGATGGGCCATTTGTTCCAATCCCCACTTTGTCTCAGTTTTAAATGAGCATTCATCAAGTAAGTATGAAAACATAGCTGATTTAGCATCTACAACATTTTGTGAAGTCCCAGGATGAGGACGTAGAACAAACGGTGGATCGGTGTAGAACAGGCCCTTATATAAGGAGGGTACAATTGCATTTACTACTTTGGCGACAGTGAATCTCTGAACATTTGGTTCAAGAATATAGGTATTCTCAAACACCGACATTGGGCGTGGACTTTGGAAAAGTAAGTCTGAATCTCTCCACAAAAGCGCATATTGTTTGTTCTGAATAAAGGCTTCAGCAGTACTAGCTGAACCTACTACTAATGCAACTTCGGCATCGGAGTTCTTTAGCGTTCCATCAGTTTTGTAATCGGCACCTGTTAGTTCTCTGGTTGGATTTGCGCTCTCATTTTCTATTAATGCCATTACTGCTCCTTGCCGGTCTTTTTGATATGCCTGAATAATTCGTGTAACTCAACCATCTCACAATAAAGATGTAGAACATAGATGGCAAATGGTGAGTCCGAAACTTTCTCTCCCGGAAACTCGTACTGAAATCTTCTGAGGACACTCTCTCGAATGTCCTCATATCTCCGTAGGGCCATCGTACCTCCCAGATTACTTCTTGGGTTTCTTTCCGTCTTTCTTGCTCAACTTGTCGATCATCTTCTTGTCAGCTTTCTTATCTTCCTTCTTGAAAGCCTTAACCAAATTGTCTTTCTTAGCCATTAGTTCTCCTAGTTGTAAAGATCAGAAAGGGGGTCTGAATACTGACTCTCTGCCTGTGATACGGGACTGTTCTCCCTTTGAAATGTTGTTGCTGGACTTTCATCAATCGGTCCTAACTCATTGAACTTGGAATATCTACCAAGGCAATAAATCATGTCATGCATCTGCTGAGACTTTTGATTGCTCACATAGTCTTGATTGACAGAGTTAACGCGGTTGTCCATGTCTGCATAAGCGCCGAATTGGTCTACAAGAAGTGAGATAGCCGACACAATATCATCATGTGCATCATCACTTGTCCCTGTAAACTTCTCCATCTCGTTGTAGAGTTCTTCTAATCCTTCGCAGGAATTTAGAAAATACAACCGTTCGTCGCCAAGTAGTCTAAGTACTGGTTTAGCCTTGAGTTGCTTAGACCGCAGCTTACTGCCAAAACCAAGGGTACAGTATTCAACGGGTATAGAGATTCTAAGCTGGTCCATTTCCCGTCTGAGTTCTCGTCCCATCCACTTAACACCAATTGAGTCCTCAATGGCAATTCGCTTTGGTTGCCACTTATAGCCAACGTTTGCGATGATCTTGGGAAGGTCATATTCGTTATATCTTCCTCTGGTCATGTTGATAATGTAAAACCTACCGCCGAAAATCAATGCAGTAAGAATGACTGTGTAATCTGCCCATGACTTGACACTGTACGCTGTGTCAACTGCCGTTACTACAATACCGCTAGGAGGAAACTGGCTGTGAGGAATTGTTCTTCTTATCAGCAGTTCTCTGGGGAACTTAATCTTGTTTATCTTTCTAGGGTTGTTGAGATACTTAATAGCAAAATAG